TACCATCTTGACGGATTTGCATACGTTCAGTTGCATTGACTGTGAAACCCATAGTTTCACTGCCATTAGTGGTATTATAATTAATAATTCCATCATTATTGTCACCACTATGACCAAAGTTTATTCCAAGAACAGATGAACTACCACCTAATATACTTAATTCTGTATTGTCATTACCATCAATAATTGCAACTGAGCCAGTTGTTGCTGTTGCACCACTACCACTTGGTAGAGATACATGAAGAGTTTTAGATGGGCTTGCAGTTCCTATGCCCACACGATTATTTGATGGGTCTACCGTTATTGTAGTAGTATCTACTGTAAGGTCTGGCGTGGTTACACCATTTGTTCCGTCTAAAGTAATTGCCATTATACTACCACCAATCTTGCACCAGAAGGTACGGTTAATGTTACACCACTATTTACAGTGATAACCCCTGCCGCCATGGCATTTTGACTTGCAGTAATTGTATAGTTTGTGGTAACTGCCTGATCGTTCTCATAGAATACTGCATCAGTACCACCGCCAGTTGCACCACCACCGATAGAACCCCAAGCACTATTTGAGTATCCCTCAAAAGAGTTTGTGGTTGTGTTAAATCTAAATTTACCGTCTACCCCTGTACCTCTTTGTGCAGTTGTACCTTTTGGAACTGTTACTGAATCTGTACCAGACAATGCAAGGTTTGATCCAAGGTCTGCACTAGCAACTGAACCATCAGTAATCTCTGATGTTCCCACACTATTTGCGGCAAGCGCTGTAGAACTAATTCTTGTTAGTGGCATATCTATTTTCCTTTTAACATTTTTTGCAGTTCAGCAGTAGAACCAACAAACAATGCATTCGTTACATTTTGTGGTGCAGAGTTAGGAACTTCTTTGAGTTTCTTCATCTTTCCCTGTAAGTCGCCTAGTTTCTCCGTTACCTCTGCAACCTGTTTTATTAAGTTTCCAGCCACCTCATAACTACGAGGATGTTCTGATTCTCTTGCAAGGTCTAGAATGCCATCAATTGCATCCTGTCCTCTTTCTATCAGATTGTAAAAGTTTTCTCTCTGATATTTATAATCATTATCTATATCTGCTTCAGTACCAGTTGTTGCCGGAACAAGAACTGGTTTTGGGGGTGTTACGTCTTTTGTTGTGTTCTCCACTACATCTGTAATACCAAGTACATTATCTAGAATATCAGTTTGGTTTGACATATCATACCTACGGTTTATCAGGCCAAATAACAGTGTCTAAAGTTGAAAATGTGTCTGGAATATCACGAAGTGCCTGACGATATTCTGTTTGTGCATCTGTCATTGTTAAGTCAGAACTTGCCCACCAATCAGTTTCAGCAATCAATCTGTCTCTTTCTGCACGAAGTTCCTTCATTGGTTCTGCGGCAGTTAGTTCATTCATCTTTGCTTCTACTGCATCCCATGTCAAACCTTCTGGCCAGTCGGCAGAGTTGTCTGACTCGATTGCAGAACCGTCAGCACTTTCACCAGTTATTTTTGTGAACATTGATGCGAACTCATCAGAGTTTGTAGGTTCTCCTCTGAGAACCCATTCTGTAATTCCTAATGCTTGTAGTGCTTGTGATATATCTGCCATTTTCTTTTATCCCTTATTATGATACCAAATAACCAAAAAAACGTGCGCCATCTCGAAGGCCGACAGCTGTATCAGTATTTACTCTAACGTAAGGTGTAACAGTCTGATTTTCTGTAAGTTGAATTAATGCCGACACATTCATAGTTGCATACGACCCACCTTGAACATCTTCAAGATGCCTGTATGAGAGGTCAGAGGCAGAGCCGACATTCAAATCATCAATGTATAACATCAGATCAACATAACCTGAGGTATCAATGGCATCAAGCATAACATTGCAGCCAAAATGGTAAATTCCGTTGATTGGAGCAGCAAACACAGCAGAATTGTTTATAGTTACATTGTTACCAATATCAAAGTCTTTCGTATCAAAAGGTGCTTTTGTTGGTGTGGTATAATCTCGGTTGCTGAGATTTGCATTTTGAAAAACAGCAAACGCTGGTTTTGTTGGTTGAAGAATACGACCAGCACTATCAATGGTTAGTGCAGTTGCATTACCACCAGCGTCTTTGATTGTACCAATCTGAGCAATATTTGTGATTAATGTACTCATTGTGCAATCTCCATAGCAGTAATTGTTGAGACATATCTTCCACGATAAACCTGATCACTGTCATCTGGTGCTTTATTAACATGAATAGTTCTACTACTAGAATCACTTGCACGAACTTGTGGTTGATAAGTAATAACACTAGTTGTTGCTGGCGAATCTAACATTTGTCCAGATAAACAGAGAGCAGATTCACTTATATCAAACGCACCAGTTTGTCTACCCAAACCCATAAATGCACTAACTCTGCTACTACTAGTGTCATCACCAATAATACCAGCAGAATTACCGCCAGTCATTCTGACATACATTGTGGCAGCATTTATACTGACCATCAAATTTAATGTAATAAGAATTTTACTTGTTGCAAATTTTGGTGTAATATTTACAGACAAACCAGTGATATTTGTAAAAGATGCAGATTGTGTAGTAAAACTAGCTGCAGTAAGTATTCCATGTTTAACTTGTAATATATAGTCAGCGGGTAACTTAACATTCGCCGCTGTAGTTGCCCCTACGATATTATCTACTGTTAATGTTGATGCCATTCTCTATCCCCTATATGATTGTCAAGTTACCACTAACAGTGAGTGTTACTGAAGATGCGACTGTCAACGGGCCTGCAGCCAAAGCATTATCTGTTGATGCGATTGTTACGTTTGTATCTAGTTGTTGTTCATGTACTCTGAAGATGTCTGCGGTAGAACCTGTTCTTGTACCAGAGTTATTATCCCCCTGATATGCACCGCCACCACCTACACCAGAAGCAAGTTTTGCTTGTGTAATTACACCGTCTTGAATTTCAGAAGCAGTAACAGAGTTTGCCGCCAAATCTTCTGCGGCGATAACATCTACTCCGATACTTCTTGATATTATTTTTCTAATTGCCATTTTATTTTATCCTACTGTGCATCCGTTATGCGTTCAAAACTAACATAAGTGCGTAAGCCATCACCTATAGCTTGGCCTTGTATATAACCACCACTTGCTATGCTATGACCCCCAAGGCGAACCTTTACATTTGAGACATTATTTACATTTACATACTCTGTAATAACAATGCTCCCTGTGTTCGTTGTAGATGCGCCATCGCCTTCACTAGCGAAGGATGTTGTTGTAAAACTTGTGCCGCCATCAGTTGTTATATCAAAATTCACCCCCAACGTGGCATCTACCGTGGTAATTACTCTTGAATTTAGATGCACACACCAAACACCAGTGACAGGTAAAGTGAACAAACCACTAGATACTGTAACAGCCGCACCAATAGTTGCGACCTGATTAGGTATAGTAGGAACAGACCAAGCAGTTAATGTGCCATTCGCTGTGAGATTAGATGTAAGACCAAACCGTGATATATAAACTGAGTTAGGCATATTTACTATACCACTGCTATTCACAGTTATAGCACTTGTACCACCAGTGTGTTGTATCTCATTTACTTTTAATGTACTTGCCATATCTTTTTCCTAAATCTTTATACTATTTATACGTCCGTGTCCGTCTTAGGGTCATAAGTTTTCGCATCTTCAAAGAAACTTGTAGTCTCATTAAATCCGAAGTTATCATCGTCTGGATCGAACTCTGTTGCCGTTGCAGTTGATGGATTCGGTGCGACTGTGTATCTCTGTTCCCTAGATGGAGCATTGACAGGTGTATTTGCATATTGATCAACCTGTACAGTACGAATAACATTTGTAGACGTTACTGGGCCGTATAAGTAATACTTTGCAGTAAAAGACAAAGTGTAGATGATACTCCTTCTACTTGTAAAATCGCCCTCATAGTCATCTTCATAAGAGATACTATTCAGTACGATTGGAACATCACGAATGATATCTAACTCTGGAATCTCTCTAAGTGTTACTGTGTATTCTGGTTGAAAGTATGGAAGGATTTGTTCTACAATTTGCAATGCATCGTCTGAACTCTTTGCAAGAATATACATCTCAAAGTCAACATTGTAGGGAACAGGCATATAACCAGATTTCAACTGATCGTTGTCTGCACCGTCAAGCACCTTCTTTGCTTTCATAACTTTGTTTTGTTTTCTGGTTGCGTCATA